GGATAAGAGCTTCGTTGGCGCATGGAAATCCTGGCGATAAGGGTGATCGCGTCCGCTTAAAAATACGCGGACACCATCGCCCTTAATGCTGGAGTTCGGAAGGTGAGTTCGCCGGACGCTTACTGACAGAAGCTATCAGGCTCTTAACAAATGGCGCCTAGCGGGGAGCCTACCTCGCACTGATTACACTGGTGAAACGCAATACGCATTCCTTTTGGCGGCAGCTGCTAAGCAGAAAGGAAATCCTTTCGATGCTGCCTGGTTGCTTTACGCATCGGCGCCTCAAAAAACTGTCGCTTAGTTTTAGATAGAAAAAAGGCGACCCAAGGGCCGCCCAGTTCCTCCCGGCACACACCACCACAGTGCTGTCGGGTGGCGATAAAAGTAGGCGGGCACACCACATGCTATACCGCCTCCTTTTACCGCGCTGCCAAGGCACGGATACCTTGGGTTGCTGCCTCCTCCACCACAGATCAGGCAGCTGTTGCGCCAGAGGTGAGCGACGGATCGTTCGCCTCGGCACGGTGCCGGTTTCGATCTTGCAGATCTTGCCGGCGTTTGGGCCCTTTCAAGCCACGCGGCAAATGTATCACCACTACATGCTGCGCGGCACTGGCAACTTGCAAGGATTAATGCCATGAGCCGAATTGCTTTGAATTCCCTTGAACGAGCGCGGCGGGAAGTCCTGCCCCTCGATTTAGCGCTCTACCATGCCGCTCGGGATTATCCTGGTGGCGCCGCAGCAATCGCCGCCACCACCGGCCGCAATCCCACCACTCTCCAGCACAAACTTTCTCCAACGCACCCCAGCCACTCCGTGAATATTCAGGAGTTCGGCGAAATCCTCGAACTGACAAAGGATCGTCGCATCCTTGATGCGGTGCACGCATTGGTGGGGGATACGACCTGGCAAGAGCTGGCTGAGGCATACACCAATGACATGCCAGAAACCCTAACCATGGGCATCGCTGAATACTTCAGGCAAGTGGCTGATCTGACGGATACCTGGGCCAAAAGCATTGGCGATGGGATTGTCAGTGACAGCGAGCTGGCCGAGATCCACCTGCAGGTGTTTCGCGGTATTCGCGGGCTCTTAGGCCTTTTCAATCGAGCCAGTTATGTCAACCAGGCTACGCGGGGGCAGGATGATGGCAAACCTTGCTGATCTGGCCAACGACTTGGTCGAGGAACGAATGGAGCGCGCACTAGCGACCAGAGATGCACTGAAGGCGGAAATGGTGTGCCACTCTTTCCTGTACTGCGAAACCTGTGATGCCCCTATCCCATTAGCTCGACGTATTGCCCTGGAAGGCTGCACGCAATGCGTCAGTTGCCAGAATTACGATGAGCTGAGGAGGGCGCAAAATGCTTGATGAGGTCCTCGGACAATTTGCCGATTACGGTCTAGAGCCAGAGCAACCACTGACTTTTGGCAAACTCACTCGCTGCAAAACTTCCCAGGACAAGGGTAAGGAAAAGAACGGTTGGTACGTTGCGCATGAATACCACACCGAAAAAGGTGAAACGCTCATTTTCGGGAGTTTTGGGGACTGGCGCTCAGGTGAGACTCAGAAGATCAGAGTCAAGCCTGGGAGAATGTCTGCCGAAGAACGCGAAGTCATGCGCGCTCGACAAGAGGACGCCAAACGCCGTGCTGCCGAAGTTGCGGCTAACGCGGCTCGTCGAGCGGCCAATCGTGCGTCGGGTTTGTTCAAGCGTATGCCTGATAAGGGTAAAAGCGCTTATCTAGATCGAAAGCACATTATTGGATTCAGGGTTCGTTATGCGTCGCGCACTGGCGCGGTGTTGGTCCCGATGTCCAACGCCCAGGACGATATTGTTGGGCTCCAGGTTATTTTTCCTTGCAAGCAGGAAGACACCGGGCGCGACAAGATGTATTGGCCTGCCGGCATGTCGAAGGCGGGAGCCTTTCACTTAATCGGTGGGCATCCCGAACCGGGAGAGCCGTTGTTAATCTGCGAGGGGTATGCCACTGGCGCCAGCCTGCACATGGCAACCTCGTTGGCAGTGGCGATAGCTTTTGACGCGGGCAATCTGCTCTCAGTAGCTAAGTCTATGCGTGCACGCTTTCCTGGGTGTCCTCTGATTATCTGCCGCGATGACGATTGGAAAACTAAACGCCCAAATGGGACACCCTGGAACCCTGGTGAGGAGAAAGCCAACAACGCGGCCTTAGTTGTTGGTGGGCAGGTGGTTGCGCCGATTTTTTCCGGCGAACGTGACCTCAAGTGGACCGACTTCAACGATCTGCACGTTGCGGAAGGTCTTGAGGCCGTGCGCCGCCAGGTACTCGCCGTCGTAAAACCGCCTGCGGCAGGCGGCTGGAAGGACAGGTTGGCTCGCAGTGAGAGCGGGGCATTGATTGCGCACATGCAAAATGTGGAACTGATCCTCGGCAATGATGAGCGCTGGGCCGGGGTCATCGGTTTCTGCATGTTTAGTTCGAAGATCATCAAGATGCGTGCCGCTCCGTACGGTGGCGGTGTTGGCGAGTGGGCAGATATTGATGACGTGCGAGTAATGAAGTGGCTCGCCCAGCAGTACAACTTTAGGGTCAAGATGTCTCATGTCATGGAAGCAGTGAGTGTGGTCGCACACGATCATGCTTTTCACCCCGTGCGTGATTATTTGGGAAAGCTTGAATGGGACCGCGTGCCTCGGCTCGACAGTTGGTTAACTGACGTGCTGGGCGTCGCGCCAACCGACTACAGTTCTAAGGTCGGTAGGCGCTGGTTGATTTCGGCGGTGGGACGAGTGATGTCTCCGGGCTGCAAGGCTGACTCTGTGATAATCCTCGAAGGTGCCCAGGGCGCTGGTAAGTCGACGGCGCTAGGCATTCTTGGCGGTCCGTGGTTCATGGATACGCCATTTGCGTTGGGCGATAAAGACGCCTTTCAGACCATTCGAGGTAAGTGGATCGTAGAGCTCGGCGAGTTGGATAGTTTCAATAAGGCCGAGTCCACTAAGGCTAAGCAATTCTTCTCAGCTTCAAATGATACCTATCGCGAAAGCTACGGCCGCAGATCTGTGGATGTGCCACGCCAGTGTGTTTTCGCGGGAACCACCAACCAGAGTGAGTACCTCAAGGACGCTACAGGTAACCGGCGTTACTGGCCGGTCGCTTGTACCAAAGTTGACCTAGACCTGATGCGTCAGATCCGCGATCAGCTTTGGGCCGAGGCCATGTTTTGCTACGAAGCCGGTGATATCTGGTGGGTGATTCGGGATGAAGCGCCGCTGTTCGCGGAGGAGCAGGAAGAGCGTTTTGTGGTGGATGAATGGGAGGGGCCGATTCTGACCTGGCTGGAGGAGTCACAGATTGGCGAGACGGCCACGGGCGCCGAGATTTTAAGCCAAGCGCTAAAGCTGGATTTCGGGCACTGGAACAAACCGGATCAAATTCGTGTGGGGGCAATTATGCAACGCTTGGGATGGGTTCGTGTGCGCTTGCCGGCGCTAAGGAAAAGTGGACGTCGGCCATGGGCATACAAAAAACCTGAAGGGTGGGGTAGCACGTCGGCCTTACTGCAAGTTGTGGATGAGGAGCCTTGCTTCGATGATTAAGCGAATTGATGAAATGCTCAAGATCTGGGCGCAGGAGCTGCATCAACTTTCTAACTTTATCGACGGCGGCTCGACTGGCGGCAACATAATCGCACTGTTGATGGCGTGCAAGGGCGAGTTGATACGTGGGACGCGAGGTAGTCGGGTGCTGCTGGATGAGTCGGCGGATATTGAGCTGATCGTTAACAAGCACTTGTCACCAGAGCTGGCGTTGGTGGTGGTGGAGCACTACTGCAACTCTGATAGTCTTCTCTCACAGAAGATGTTGCACTGTGGTTGTAGCGCGCCTACCTATTACCGCCGACTGCATGACGCCCATGTGTGCATTGCTGGTTTGTTACTGGGGAAGGCAGCATGACTTCGATTTACGCTGTCCCATTCGGTCCCATGCGTTATTGGCTCCAATGGACAGCTGCGTGCCACGTGGTTAGTGGGTTGTCCCATAGTCCCATACAAATCACTACCTCCTTTGCATGTGTGCGTAGCGCGTTCGTACGCGCGCGTGCTTCGCGCACGCGTTTTATTCTTTTCTTTCTATAGGCGAGAAAAGGATAAAAAGAATGGGACTATGGGACGAGCCTTTGATTTAGGCATTCTCAGCTGTCCCAAAGTGTTCAAAGTCTATGGGGCATATGGGGCACAGAACCAAAAGCGATAGCCGAACAAATGCGTTATCACTGTGTTGTACCTGCTTTATACCTGCGTTGTACCCATATTGATCTGTGGCGTTAAAAACCTCTTGCTGCCATGATAATCCACCTGTAAAAAGTATCCATCTTCGATAGGTGCGGCCGCAAAGATTGGCACGCCCCCCAATAAACCCGGTCCTTTCGCCGGGTTTTTTATTTCTCTCCAGGCGTACGATCCCGCATAGATAAATTTTTCCATTGGAGCTGAAAATGGAGCGAGATCAGAAGCTGTTGGTGAAAATCCTAGAGGTGTGCATTCAGGACTCAGATGAGTGGAAGATTGATGCATCAGCGAAGGACATTCGTGGTCGCTTCTCCCCTGAGCAGCTAGGCCAGTGGTCTATCGTGGTTGTTAATGGTCACATTGAGTTGCTTGTTGATATGGGCTGTGTCAACGCTGAAGGGGAGGCGCCGGATATACGTATTCAGCGTGTTACCAACGCCGGATACAACTATCTCGACAGAAGCAAAAGGTTGAGTTTGCACAGCAATGTGCTTCCCATCCATTAGCATGACAATGCTTTGAGCCCTGCCTAGTGCAGGGCTTTTCGTTTACGCGTCAAAGCGATGCTGAATTCTCAGCAAGCTCTGATATGATTGCGCCGCCACTTCTCAGTCCGCCCTCCATCCCTCTCATTTGGGGGCTGGATTGAGGAGTGGTCTTAATCCGACCATTGAGTCGGTTTTTTTTTGACTAATTCCTCATTCAAGCCCTGCTCAGTGCAGGGCTTTTTCGTTTACGGGGCAAGGCAATGACAAACGAACAGCAAGCGCTGGCAGAGATGCCAATCTGGTTAGTGATCGTCCTAGCCCTGGTCGGTGGCGTGTCCGGTGAGATGTGGCGAGCGGACAAGGAAGGGACGCGTGGCTGGGCATTGATCCGGCGATTGGCCCTTCGGTCCGGCGCCTGCGTGGTATGCGGAGTGTCGGCCATCATGCTGCTGTATGCGGCAGGCATGTCGATCTGGACCTCTGGGGCGCTGGGATGCCTGACCGCCATGGCAGGCGCAGACGTAGCGATTGGGCTGTACGAGCGTTGGACTGCCAAGCGGCTGGGGCTTCTTGAGGCTGCCGCTAGTGGTGAACCCAAGCAGTAAATCATTGCATTGGAGGTCCATATGGATATCGAACTAGAGCCCGTGGCGAGCGTCTCCGATAGCGGAGACGCTTTTGATCCACTTATCAACACGCTGCAATCACTTAAAGATCTTCCCGAGTTTCCGTTTGACGTCTTCTACAGCCTTGTCTTCGAGTCGCTTGACCAACTTTCCGTAAGTCTCGACGTGTCCGCACTTGCTGCAGGTCACTTTCGAGGCGTTGTTGGGCCTAGTCGGCATCTCGAACTTATCATTGCTGCACTTACTGCACTTGATAGTTATCTTCATCGATTTCGCTCCTGAAGGGTTGGTGTTGGCACTCCTATCCTAGTTCACGTCCATCGACGAAGGGCAATGTCCATGATGCGACTTGAGATGCGTGACAACATCGACAAGATCGTCCGCGAGATGCGCGGGCTCAGCAAATTGAATGTGCCGATAGCCGCTGCCAAAGCGCTGACCTTCACCGCTGAACGCGTGCAGGCGGCAGAAAAGGCCGAACTGGAGCGGGTGTTTGATCGGCCCACGCGCTGGACGCTCAACTCGGTCTTCAAGCGCAGTGCCACGACCAGCCGCTTGTTCGCCAGGGTGTGGGTCAAGGACGAAGGAAGCTCGGGTGTGCCCGCGTCCAAGTATTTGCCGGTCCACATTGACGGTGGCAACCGCCCACATAAGCGATTTGAGAAAGCGCTGATCCACTACGGCTTGATGCCAGCGGACATGTACGCCGTCCCTGGTCGGCGCGCCAGGATGGATGGCAATGGCAACATCAGTCGCGGCCAGATCGTGCAGATCCTGTCCGCACTCGGAGCAGCTGAGCGGGTGTCGGGCTTCATGGCCAACCGCACTAAGCGCAGCCGACGCCGCAACCGCAATGCACCGGACTATTTCGTGGGTCGGCCTGGCAACGGCACCGGCCCTTTGGGTATCTGGGAGCGTATCGGCAACGGGGCACGGCCCATCCTGATCTTCGTCAAACGCCCGACGTATCGCCGGCGCTTTGACTTCTACGGTGTCGCCAATCGAGTGGCCGAGGCCGAGTTCGAGCCGCTCTTTCGACGTGCCCTGGCACGGGAGATGGAGCGAGGTTGACCTCTTGTCGGTTCGGAGCATTTTTTCTAAAAAAACGTTGATTTTTCAATGAGTTGTCTGTGTTTTAGCTTGGCAGGCCGACCTGCGACCCAAAATCAATGGGTCCTTCCAGGCCGCGGGGCCATCGGGGTAATTCGAACCCCGACTTTTTTGCAGATTCAACCCGACATAGGGGGTTCCGCTTCCTAGTCCCGACCTTGGAGATGAGCATGCCTACACAGCGTGAAATTGCTGATCACCTGGACATGAGCGAGCGAAACGCCCGCGACGTGCTGAAGGGAATCGGCATAAGCGATTGGCAGACAGCCTGCCTAGATGAAATCCGGATTGCTTACATCCGCGACTTGCGCGCAAAAGCCGCTGGGCGCGGAGGCAGCCAGTTGGAAGAACTTAACGCTGTGCGGATCGATGAAGGTCGAGTCAAGGCCGCTAACGGTCGCCTGCTGTATCACGAAAAACTGCGTTCATTGATTCCGGCTGGCGAGGCTGATCGGGTGCTTATCGACTGGGCCAGTTTCGCAAACCGGGAATACCTGGGCGGCCTTGAACGCATCATTCAGGAAATCGAGAGCGTGCAAAAAGTCACGGTTGATCGATCAGTGGTGGCCAAAATTGCTGGACCTACAACCGAGCGAATTGCAGGCTACGCGCGAAAACTTGGCGCGAAGCTTGTTGGCAGCGGCGGGGGAATTCAACCCGCCGCGTGACATCCCGACCGCGCACTACCTGAGCACCGAGTTTTACCTGCCCGCTGAAAGCGGCGTGCTGCACGGCCTGTACGATTTCCACTACACGCCTTACTTCCTCGGCGTTGCCGCTGCCCTGGATGATCCCCGGGTGAGCGAGGTCGACCTGATGAAGGCGGCGCAGATCGGCTGGACGTGGTTCTTGATCGGTTACCTGTTCAAGTTCATCCATCACCTGCCGCGCCCGATCATGATCCTGTTTGCCAAGGAAAAAGACGGCAAAAACTTCCACGATGAAAAGCTCAAGTTCGGCGTGACGGCGAACACTGAGGTGGCCAAATTGATGCCGGTCGATGTAAGCCGCACCTCGGGGAACCGTTGGGACCATAAGACCTTCCCGGGCGGGTTCCTCAAACTGGTAGCGTCGAACTCACCCGGCAACGTTAAGTCCACGTCGTCGGTGGGCTTATCGGTGGTGGAAGAACCGGACGATACCAGCGATGACGTAAAGGGGCAGGGTGATGCGATCGCCCTGCTGGAGGAGCGCGGCAAACGCTACCCCGGCTCCAAGATGCTGGTGGGCGGTACGCCGGCGATCAAGGGAGCGAGCAAGACCGAGGCGCGTCTGGCCCAGACTGACTGCCGGGTGCTGCCGGTTATTTGCCAGGATTGTGGCAAATCTCACGTCTTGGATTTCGAACACATCAAATGGTTTGAGCAGGACGAACAGTCCCATTTCGAGGCATTAGATAAACGTGATGATGATTGGCTTAGAGATAATGCCGATCTGGTCAAGGATTTAAAGCGCCTGGGGAAAGGGGCCGTAAAGCTTGCTCAAATACTTGATCAGCCCCATGAAATCTACGGTCGAGCGCTTCCGGATACAGCCTATTACGCCTGCCCGCACTGTGGCAGTTGCTGGGACGACTACCAGCGCAAAGAGAACATCCGCAATACGGTGTACAACGCCATCGCCGCCGGCGACCCTTATTGCGGCTGGGTACCGACTAAACCCTTTGCTGGTCGTGCCGGATTCATTGAGCTGAACGAACTGTACGCATGCCTGCCAGGTACCAGCTTGGCCGACATCGTGCGGGAGAAACTCAACGCCGAACACCAGGCATCGATTGGCAACCTGTCGTTGCTGATCAAGTTCGTCAACCAGAAACAGGGCCGTGCCTACGAGTACAAATCCGATCTGCCCGAGGCCGATAAACTGGCTGAGCGAGCGGAGGACTACCCGGAAATGTTTGTGCCCATGGGGGGCCTGGTGATCACCGCCGGTGTCGACGTGCAGCACGATCGCCTGGCGGTGGTGATGCGGGCCTGGGGCCGAGGCGAGGAATCCTGGCTGATCTACTGGGGCGAGATCTACGGCGAGGTGGTGCTGCCTGACCAGGGTGTCTGGCTGGATCTGGAAAAGATGCTGTTTGCGCCGATTCCACACGCCTGCGGCGCCAAGCTGAGGGTGCTTGCTACTTCACTGGATACCTCTGACGGCACCATCACCCAGGACGCGGCGTATGCGTTTTGCCGTAAGCATCAGCGCAACGGCGTGATGGCGATCAAGGGCGCGAGCGAACGTGGCAACACCCGCGACGATGAGCGCCGGGAAATCTTCAGCGCGCCTCGGCAAGGCGTCGACACTGACAAAGAGCAAAAGGCCTCGAAGTACGGTCTGCGCCCTTACATTGTCGGTACCTCGCGGGCCAAGGATCTGTGGATTGAGGGCCGTCTGCCATTGACCGGTGATGGCCCTGGTCGGATGCACTTTTACAAAACGGTGCGCCCGGATTATTTCCGGCAAATCACCGCCGAAGTGAAGGCGCCCAGCCGGCGACACCACTACCGCAAGGTCTGGCAGAAAAAGGCCGGCCAACCGAACGAAGGTACCGACTGCGAGACGTATGCGTTGCACGCGGCTCGTTCCCTGAAAACGCATTTGATGCGCGAGCATGACTGGGCAGGGCTCGATGCACAGATACGTCAGGGTGCGTTGTTTGACCCACCCGAGCCGGATCAATCCGAGGCTGAACCCGTTCCCGAAACGGACGGGACTAGCTCGGAACCGACACCAGTCGAACCACCCAATCTCCCGCCCTCTGGCGGGAGAGTTGTTTCTGGGCGCCGTAGTGCAATGCGCGTGCTCTCTCAACGCAGGAATTAATTCATGGCTATCACCCTGGAACAAGCGCAGGGCCAGTTGCAAGCCTGGCTCGATGCGAGCATGAAGGTCAGCCAAAAGCAGAGCTATCGCATCGGCACCCGGCAACTGGAATACGCCGACCTTGCCGAAATCACCAAGACGATCGACTACTGGCAACAGCAAATTGATCGCCTGGAGAGCGGTCGTACTCGGGGGATCGTCCTGCGTGGGATTACGCCGCGATGAGCCGCGCACCGAAAGTGCCAGAGCCGACGCTACTGGATAAAGCCATCACCTGGCTCAGCCCCGAGCGCGGCGCCAAGCGCATGCACGCCCGGTTGACCATGACCGCCTTGGGTGGTTACAGCGGCGCGTCGAAGTCCAAGCGCACGTTGAGCGCCTGGACCCCGACGGCAGGCAGTGCGGCAGCAGATCTGCTGCCCGACTTGCCCACGCTTCGCGAACGCTGCCGAGACCTTGAGCGCAACAACCCCATCGGTGGTGGTGCGATCAATACGGTGACGACGAAAACGGTCGGCACCGGCCTGGCGCTTAAGTCAGTGGTCAATCGCTCGATTTTGGGCTGGGACGAAGACCAAGCCAGGGAGTGGCAGCGCAAAACCGAATCGCTGTTCAAGTCCTGGGCGGAAACCACCAGCTGCGACATCACCCGCGAGCAGAATTTCTATGGTCTGCAGGATCTGACCTGGCGATCTGTGCTGAGCAGCGGTGACGTCTTTACGTTGCTCACGCACAAAGAACAACCCGGCCAGCATTACTCGGCGTGCATCCAACTGATTGAGGCCGACCGGGTTTGTAACCCTAGCAACAAGGCCGACACGGAAGCGCTCACGGCCGGCATTGAGCGTGACGCCGATGGTGCACCGATCAAGGCTCACATTTTGCGCAGTCACCCCGGGGCACTCGGCGTCAAAGAGCGCGTTTGGGATGACCGTCCGTTCTTCAATGAGCGCGGCGGTCGCGTGCTGCTGCATGTGTACCGGCGTCGTCGGGTGGGCCAGCCACGCGGTGTGCCGTACTTGGCGCCGGTAATCGAGAAGCTCAAACAGTTGGATCGCTATACCGATGCCGAGCTGGAAGCGGCGGTGGTGTCTGCGTTCTTCGCCGTGTTCATCAAGCCGGGGCCGTCCGGCAATCTGAGCCCTCTGGCATCGGCCGTTACCGGCAACACCCCGGTGGGTGGCGATAAACCCGCCAGCAGGGACCAGGGCGGTTGGGACGGCTCACTCAGTGGCGGCATTGTCGCCGAGCTGGACGACGGAGCGTCGATCGATACCGCATCACCCGGTCGCCCGAACATGGCGTTCGATCCGTTCGTGCTCGCCATGCTCCGGCAGATCGGCATGGCCCTGGAGCTGCCCTATGAGGTGCTGATTAAGCACTTTACCGCCAGTTACACCGCCGCGCGTGCTGCTGTGATGGAGGCTTGGCAGTTCGTTCGCGGTTGCCGTGACTTCCTGGGCCAACATTTCTGCCAGCCCGTGTACGAGCATTGGCTTGAAGAGGCCGTGGCGCAGGGAGACATTGAGGCTCCCGGGTTTTTCGACCACCCGTTGCTGCGCTATGCGTACAGCGGGTCGCTATGGGTGGGTGATGGTCCTGGCACCGTTGATCCGCTCAAAGACATCAATGCCGCCGAAAAGCGCATCGATATTGGCGTCAGCACGCTCGCCAAGGAATCCATGCTTTACGACGGCAGCGACTGGGAAGAGAACCACGAACAGCGTGCGCTTGAAGTGAAGCGTAGGCGCGATGACGGCCTATCCGTGTCACCAACGGCTCGCCCCGAGGATGAGCCTGCGGCCAATCCTGATCTTCCTGAACGGACCTAACTATGAGCGACAACCCAACCGATGCACCTCCCGTGCACCGCGTGACGGCGTTCGACCTGGTATCACGTGAGCCCTGGGCCATCACCCCGGACATGCTGCAGACCATCACCGCCATCGCCCGCCGGGAGCATGAAGGCCCGGAAGCCTTGGAGGCCAGACAGGGCAAACCCTTGCAGAACAGCCGCGCGGTGACCCAGCGCGGCAATGTGGCATTGCTGCCCGTCACCGGCCCGGTGTTCCGCTACGCCAACTTGTTTACGGCGCTGTCCGGAGCGACGTCGCTGGATGTGCTGGCCAAGGAGTTCACCACCGCCGTCGACGATCCGCGCACCGACACCATCATTCTGGTGATGGACACCCCCGGTGGTATTGCCAGTGGCATCGCTGAATTCGGCCAGATGATCCGCGCCTCGCCCAAAAGGGTGGTTGCGTATGTGTCCGGTAACGCGGCCAGCGCTGGCTACTGGATGGCTGCAGCAGCCCATGAAATCGTCATGAGCCGCACTGGCGCTGTGGGCTCCATCGGCACGGTGCTGACGGTGCGCAAAAGCGACGACGACGGCAGTTTTGAGATCGTCAGCAGCCAGAGCCCGAAAAAGCGCCCTGACTTCAGCACTGAATCAGGACGTGCTGTGGCCCAGGCTCATGTCGACCGGCTGACTGACATCTTTGTCGAGGACGTCGCCAATTACCGTGGCCTCAGTGTTGAAACCGTTTTGGCCGACTTCGGCCAGGGCGATATGCGGATTGGCTCCGATGCCGTGGCATTGGGCATGGCCGACCGTGAATCCACCCTTGAACAACTCATCGCTGAGTTCAACAGCAGTTCTTCTGGAGAAAGACCTATGTCTACTACCACCAACAGTAACGCACCCGCTCCAACTGCAGAAAAACCCGTTATCAACCGCGAATACCTGGCGGCGAATCATGCCGAGCTGCTGGCCAGCCTGGAACATGACGCACACGCCGCTGGTGTCGCTGCCGGTGCCCGCGCTGAGTGCGAGCGCATCCAGGCGGTGGAAGCCGCCGCACTGCCCGGACACGAAGAGCTGATTGCCACGCTCAAGTTCGACGGCAAAACCACTGGTGCCGAAGCGGCGGCGCAGGTTATCGGCGCCGAAAAAACCAAACGTGCCGGTGCCCTGGCTGACATTCGTGCCCAGGCGCCTGCGCCGGTGCCCAACGCGCTGACGCCACCGGCAGCCCCTGAGGCTGTGAAGGAGGATCCAGAGGCGCCGCTGGAGGAGCGTGCCAAGGCGACCTGGGACAACGACAAGGAGCTGCGCGCCGAGTTTGGCACCTTCGAGGCCTATCACGGCTACCGCAAGGCCACCGAGCGGGGTCTGGTCAAGGTCCTGAAAAAGTAAACACCGGGTAATTCCGCACCATCTTTAAGCAACTAAATTTCTTGGCTTTGGAGAATCCTATGCCTCTCACTCTCGATACCCCCCGCGCTTATGAGATCGGGGACATCAACGATTTGTCGGTCGCGGCCGGTGTGCAGATTTTCGAAGGCTCGGCGGTTGGCATTGTTGTGGCTAACGGACTCGCGCGTCCCCTGACGGCAGGCGATCTGTTCGTGGGCTTCGCCGATCGCGGCGTCGACAATCGAATCGGTGCCGCTGCAGCAGCGCGCGTGCGTCTTCGCGAAAAGGGCAAAGTTGAACTGCCCGTCACTGCGCTAGCGATCACCGACATCGGTAAGCCGGTGTATGCCAGCGACAGCGGCACGTTTCTGCTCACCGCCGCTGGTAACAGCCTGATCGGGCATGTTCACCGTTTCGTGCGCACCGGCGTCGGCATCGTCAAGTTCACCGCCCAGGCCATCCCCGTAGCGGCCTGACGCATCACTCAACCCGTTTTTTCAAACTTTTCTCTGACCGTATCCTTCTTCAGGAGAATCACCCATGGGTGCTGAAGTACTTTCCAGCCGTGCCATCATCGGCATGTTTTACGAACTGCTCGAGCAGAATGTGGGGTCGAACTGGATCGACGCCGTGTCCAATCTGTTCGACTCCGACCAGGCCAAAGAAACCTATCCGTGGATCGGCATGGTGCCGACCTTGCGTGAGTGGATTGGTGGTCGCCACGCCAAGGGCTTTATCAGCGCTGATCTCGAAATCGAAAACCTGCATTTTGAGGCCACCCTCGAAGTGCTGGTCACCGAGCTGCGCCGCGATAAAACCGGACAGTTGCGCATCCGCCTGGGCGAGCTGGCCGACCGCACCAACGCGCACTGGGCGCGACTGCTGTCGGTGCTGCTGCTCAACGGTGAAAGCCAGACCTGCTACGACGGCCAGTACTTTTTCGATACCGATCACGAAGAAGGCCAGAGCGGGGTGCAGTCCAACAAGATCACCACCAAGCTTTCGGAGCTAACGGCAGACTTACGTGGCACGCCGGAACGGCCAAGTGTCGAGGTGTTCCAGCAGGCGGTTGCCAAGTCGATCACCCAACTGACCAGCCTGAAGGATGATCAGGGCGAGCCCATCAACGAACTGGCTCGCGAATTCCTGGTGATGGTGCCGTACCCCTTGCTCAGCGTTGCGCAGTCTGCCCTGAGCGTGCCGCGTGGCACCAACATCAATGAGATTGTCATGCCGGACAACGTGGTGGTTCGCGTGGTGGGCAACGTGCGCCTCAACGCCTGGCAGGACAAGTTCGTGACCTTCCGCACGGACGGTCGTTTGAAAGCATTCATCCGCCAACAGGAAACCGACGTAGCCATGAAAGCCAAAGCCGAGGGCTCGGAGTACGAGTTCGACAACGATGCTCATCAGTACGGCGTCGACACCTGGCGCAACGTGGGTTTTGGGCGCTGGCAGTACGCCGTGCTGAATCAGCTGGTGGCATAAGCCGGTAGGCCTGTTACCTCACCGAGGACATTGATATGCCGAAATACCGCGTGGAACAGACGATCACCCTTTATGGGGGGGAGCTGATCCTTAATGCGGCCCAGGCCAGTGCGCGTGCGCACAACCTGGAGCCGGTCGAAAACAAGAAGGGTCGCTACACCATTGTGTCGCCCGTGCAGTTCAAGGCCGGGGAGGTGATTGTGATCCCCGGCGAACCGGACAAGGCATTGGGGCAGCGGTTGTCGAAACTGGACAAGGTCGTAGGAGAGCGCAATGCCGAATAAATCCTACACCGTGCTGTCCGGCTCGTTTCGCGGGCCAGATGACAAACTGACCGGTCCGGGGGGCGTGATCGAGTTGCCTGATGACGTGGCCGAGCGTTTTCGTCACCAGCTGGAAGTGTTGGTGGCCGAGCCGTCACCGGCACCTTCCGCTGCGGGCGAGGGCGGGCGCAAGCCCGTCAAGGTGAGCCCTGATGCTTGACGAAGATCTCAGGGGCTTCCTTGAGGACTTCGACGTTGGCGGGATGGTTGATGGTCAGCCGTTTTTGGCCGCGCGGGATATGCCGGACGAAATCCACGGTATGGGTGGCACCAACAGCCAGTCGACCGGCTACGAGATCCTAATCATCACCGCCGAGGCCGAGCGCCTGGGCATCGACAATCCCAAACTGATCACCGTCGGCGGCGTGAATTTTCGCGTCCGTGACCGCCGGATGATCGATGACGGCGCCTTTAGCCTGGCCTCCCTCACCAAGGTTTAACCCTCATGCCCTCGATTCAAGAACGCATCGTCGCAAAGGCGCAGGCGTTGATTCTGGCCGCCGGTACGTTGGCGGCAGACCGGGTGTATCGCAGTCGCACTGAGGCGATCAGACGGGACATGACGCCGGCCATCGTGCTGCGCCCTGACCTTGAAACCTGTGAGCGCGAAAGTGCTGCAGTGGATCGCAACCAGTTCGAGCTGACGGTGGAAATCATCGCCCGGGAGGACACGGTCACAGGTGCTGCCTGGGATCAGGTGGCTGACGTGGTCAAGGTGGCCGTGCATGCGGTCCTGATGGCAGAGGACGCCTTTGAGGAAGCCGATCGGGTGCAACGCTTCTATATCGACTGGATCGAGGACGAAGGCGACAACACCGCCGGCAACTGCATGGTGCGTTACCGCTTCACCTACCTGTGTAACACCGGCGACCTGACGGCCGGACCTACCTTTTACTGAGGAACACATTATGCAAATCGCATTCGGCAGCGGGTTGTTTTACGCGACTCCGCTGATGGACGCCTATGGCAATGCCATTTCCGCGCCGACCCCCATCCTGTTGGGCATCATGCAAGAAGCATCGGTGGACCTGTCGTTTGATTCCAAGGAATTGTTCGGCAGCGAGCAGTTTGCGGTCGACGCGGCACGGGGCCAGGGCAAGCTGACGGGCAAGGCCAAGTCCGCCCAGATCAGCCTGCTGCAGTGGAATCAACTGGTGTTCGGGCAGACCCTGACCACTGGCCAGGTCTTAGTTCATCACTCCACGGAGCCCACAGTGGTGCCGGCAGGGGCCGCCATCACCGTGGAGCCTCCAGCGGGCGGGACGCTCTCGGGGGATCTTGGGGTACGTGGCGCGGGTGCGATCCCTTACGTACGGGTACTGAGCGCGCCGACAGTTGGGCAGTACACCTTTGATGCCGCCACGGGAGAATATGCATTTGCCGCTGCAGACGTGGCCAAGTCGGTGTTCATTGATTACCGCTACACCGTTACGACGGGTAAAAGCCTGTCGGTGAAAAACCTGCCCATGGGTGACATGCCGGTATTCCAGGGCGAGCTTGTCCTGAAATACAAGGGCAAGACTGTGTACGTGCGCGTGCCGAACTTTGTCAGCAACAAGCTCGGGATCGCTACCAAGCAGGACGATTACACCATCCCTGACTTTGAATTTACCGGCTATGCGGATGAGTTCGGTGAGGTGTGCTACTGGAGTGCCAACGAATGACGGTCGTGAATGTTCCCGGTGTTTCGTTCCCGTTTCCAGGGAAAACGCTCGTCATCCCACCCCTTGCGCTGGGGGATCTGGAGCAACTGCTGGAGCGGATCAACGCGGTGATGGCCGGCAACATGGACCGGGACAGTATCGCAACGGTGATCGATGCCACGCACGCGGCATTGCGTCGGAACTACCCAGACATTGAGCGCGCAGAGGTGGCCTCGCTGCTGGATCTTCGCAACATGCGTGATGCGTTGGATGCTGTTATGAGTGCCTCGGGCCTGGAGGTCACAGAGTCGGCGCCGGGGGAAGCACTGGCCCCTTCGACTGGGGCCAACTCTACGCTCACCTGATCGCCAGTACCGGGCAAAGCCCGGTCACGCTTCGACGTGACTGGGACATGGTGATGGTAGGGCATATGACCGACTACTGGCGGAGCCACCCGCCCGTGCACGTCCTTGTGGCTGGATACATGGGCTACAAACCGACCCAGGAAGTGACTGATGCACCGGATCTGGCCAGCAACCTGGCAGCAATGTCTGCCGAGTTGGCTAGCGAGCTGCCCGAGCACCTACGCCTGGCGCTGGACGCGTTTTCCAGCAGTCAGTAGCTAATTCGAGAGAGTGGGGGGCTTGATGAATTCGATAGAGGTTATGTGCTTGAGCAAAAAAACGATTTTGTCATTTTGCTCAATCTCCACTAAAACCTCTTCATCCATCACCGCCGCTATCCTCCCGAGACAGGGCATTTCGGCTACCTCAAAAAATGCAGGCAGGTTTAGGTAATGCATGCGTTTGAGCCTGGTGGTGAACATTCATCGCCCTCCGTTTGAATGGAAAGTTTCGTACTCACGTCTCAGGTAGATCTCAGACTGTCTCTGTATTTCGTAAATCCATTCAATGCTTGCCTGACAATCTAATGATGGTGCTGATTAATGCTACCTATCGTTAGATTTTGTCAAAGTTCTGCTCATCATGATTTGGGATTTAATGGTGAAGGCACCGTAGAGGTGGTCCCCAATAAATCGAATCAACTGCCAGGTCGTCATCGATAGTCTCGCCTTAGCGGGTCTTTTTTTTGTCTGTGATTGAGGTCTTGGTATGGATCGTAATATTGCCTATCAGTTCACTGCCGGCACCCAAGGCTTTGATCGTGCGGTCGAAAGCATCGAGCGCAACATGCGTGACGCTCGGACGACATTCAGCCGCGAGCTACGTGCCATCAACACCGAGATGGTCGGCAGCCAAACCCGCCTGGCTCGTTTTGGCCCGGCCGTTAATGAAGCGTTTTCTGGCGTCAGCACCATCATGCGCTCGGGGCTCGGTGGTGTGGCGGCAGGCATTGCGGGTGTGTTTGGTCTGGGTGCTTTCAAGCTTGGCCAGATTGTTAGCGATAGCAAGGACGCGGCGATCCAACAGGAGGCTGCTTATCGTGGCCTGGAAGCGGTGGCCAATCATGCCGGTGTCGGTATTGGCCGGGCCATGGATGAGGCCAACAAGCTCGCCTCCGACGGCTTGCTCAGCGTCGGTGACGCAGCCAAAGCGCTGCAAAACCTGCTCAGCCGTGGCTACAACGTTGACCAGGCAGTGGCGGTGATCAACCGCCTAAAAGACGCTGCAGCGTTCAACCGGCAGGCCAATCTCAGCATGTCGGAAGCTGTGGTGTCGGCCACCGAAGGCTTGAAAAACGAAAACTCGGTGCTGGTGGATAACGCCGGTGTCACGAAAAACGTCGCCAAAATGTGGGACGAGTACGCCAAGAGCATCGGCAGCAGTCGTGACAAGTTGTCGGACTCGCAAAAGATCACGGCCGAATACAACGGCATCATGAAAGAAACCGAGGCTCAGGTCGGCAACGCCGCCAAAGCTGCCGATGGGTTGACTGGGAGCCAGGCCGAGCTCGACTCCAAAAGTAACCAGCTGCAGGTCACCATCGGTACCATCCTTGAGCCTGTCTTCATCAGCCTGAATAAGCGTCTGTCTGAAACCGCCAGTTGGTTCAACAACCTATTGAAAGGTATGACCGGCGTAGGCCTTACCGTTGATGAGGTGGCGGCGAACGTCGCGCGCTACGAAGCGATGTTAGGGACAGTTATCGCCGGCCCGCGCGGTGGGGGTGGCAAGGCCCAGCTGGAAGCCACGCTGGTCGAAGAGCGCCTGCTGCTGGAAAACATGCAGTTGGTGTCCAATAAGCTGGAAGAAGTCGACGCGGGTATGCGCTCCCGTTCCGCTCGCATTGAAGAGCAGCGACGCAAAGTGGCGGAGATGGCCGCGACCGGCGATACAGCCCTGACCAAAGCACCACAGCAGGGTAGGACAAGTCCGACCGCTTACGGCGTTGAAGTCGCCCGGTTGACCAAGCTGGAGCAGGCATACGCTGCAGCTGTCGAGCATCGGAAAAAAGTAGTTGAGTCCACAACTCCCCCTAAAAAAGCGGATGACCCGGTAAGTGCGCCGACGAAGGCCACGTCACGGGTCAGTGAGTGGGCAGAAGCATTGGACGCGCAGAAGGTCGCTCACGCACAGCAGCAGGCCGAACAGGGCACCTTCCTGCAGTTCTCCCAGCAGCAGGAAATGCAGTACTGGCAGGGCATTCTCAAGCGCACGGATTTGAGCGCGGCCGAACGTTTGAGCGTTCAGCGCAATTACCTGGCGTCACTGAATGCGTTGCGTCGGCAGGACGAAGGCCAGGCCTTTGCCGATCTGCAGGCCCAGGCACAGCAGTACCGCAACAACATGGACGCGCGCCTGCAGATCGCTCAGCAGACATTAGAGCGCAGCCGGCAACTTTATGGCCAGGACAGCCAGGAATACCGCAAGGCTGCGGCTGAGGTGGTTGCTGTCGAGCGCGAAAAGCAGCAGCAAATCACCAACATGAAACAGCAGCAGCTGGCTGCCGATCAGCAGGCGCGTCTTACCGATGTTGCGCATGCCGAGCAGATGGCCCAGCTGGATCTGCAAGCCAACCTGATCACCCAAGGCCAGCTGCTGCAGGCCCAGGCCGAGTTCGAAAAGCAGCGGTATGCGATCGAAGCTCAGGCATTGGCCGAGCGTAAGGCGCTGCTGGAGCAGGATCCTGACCGCAACCCGGTCGCCCTGCAGCAGGTCCAGCAGCAGATCCTTGCGCTGGAGCAAACGCACCGCAACAGCATGGCGGTGATTGGCAGGCAGCAAACATTCGAGTCGCAAAGCAACTGGACGGGCATGGTCGACAGTCTGCGTACCAGTTGGTCGAGCGGGCTTACCGGCATCATCAGCGGCACCATGAGCACCCAGGGCCTGTTGCGCGGGATCTTCACCAGCATAGGTACCGCTTTCGTTGAGAACATGGTCACCAAGCCGTTGATGGCCTGGATGTTCGGTGAGACGGCTAAAACCGGCGCGACGGTAGTGGGTGTAGGCGCTCGAACGGCTGCAGAGGCAGGCGGTGCGGCTATGTCCGTAGCGATCTGGGGCGCAGCCACGATCAAAAACATCATTGCCAGCGCCTGGCAGGCCATGGCCGGTGCCTTTGCAGCCATGTCGGCTATTCCGATCATTGGCCCTGTCCTGGGCGCGGCGGCGGCAGTCGCCGCCGGTGCGTTCGTATTTGGCCTGGTGAAAAACGTTGCTTCGGCTGAGGGAGGCTATGACATCCCTGCCGGTACCAACCCCATGACACAGCTCCACGAGCAGGAAATGGTGCTGCCTAAGCAATACGCCAATGTCATTCGCCAGGCAGCTAATGGGGAAGGGCAGTTAGGCGGTTCTGGCGACAGCTATCACTACCACGACAGCAGCGGCCGGATGTCTCCCGCTGATATTCGGCGTGGTGCCCGGGTGCTGGCTGAGGAAATGCAAAAAATGCGGCGCAACGGCGCCATCAAAACTTAGGGGGGCGAGATGTCGTTAGGACCTTTTTGGCCGGCGCGCTGGATCGCCAGTTACCCCGATATGGGCGCGGCGGCGGAAGGTGTTCTGCCGCGCCTGCCCGGGCAAACCCTGCTTTCAAAAAAGGCACCTGAGTGGAGTACCGGTGTGCAGAAAGCTGCCAGCGGTCGACGCCGGACAACGGCGTACTACCCGGCGCCGCTGTGGTCTTTCCAGCTGAGTTACAACGCCGTACGCAAGCGCCCTGGGTTGGATGAGTGGTCGAGGCTGATTGAGTTCTTTAATCAGCGTAAAGGGCAATTCGGCGAGTTTCTGTTCTTTGACCGCAGTGATCACCTGGTAACGCTTCAGCGCTTCGGCACCGGGGACGGCACCACGCGAACATTCCAGCTTTCGCGGGAGATCGGTCACTGGGTGGAGCCGGTGTACGGGGTCGTCAATGTCGACGTCGTCACTGTCAGTGGTGCTCCTACTTCAGCCTTCACTGTGGATGAGCTGGGGCGCATCACCTTTACGGTGGCCCCTCCGATTGACGCGGCGCTGGTGTGGAGTGGGGCGTTTTATTTTCGCTGTGCTTTTGAGGCCGATTCGCTCGACGGGGCTCAGCCTTATCGCGCGATTTGGGAGCTCAAAAACATCGCGTTCACGAGTATCAAGCCATGATCGATGCCACACCTGAACTGAAAGCCTTTCTGGCCACGGCGCGCAGTTTCGTCATGGCGGATCTGTACACGATTGCCCTGGCCAGCGGCCAGGTGCTGCGTTACACCGATGCGGGTTTGCAGATCTTCTACGCCGGACAGAACTACTCGGCCAGCGGGCCTCTGATCAAGCGCACCGGCGTACGTGCGGTGCGCGGGATTGAGGTCGACACGTTGAACGTGACCTTCACCGCCGGCATGGACGACACCGTGTTCGGTGAGCCCTTGCTGCCATTCATTGCCGGCGGCGGTTTTGACGGGGCCACCCTGAATCTCGTCCGCGCCTTCATGGCGGACTGGCGGTCGCCCGTGGTGGGCACGGTCACACGTTTTATCGGGCGGGTCGCCGAGGTGGATCCTGCCGACCGCGAGCAGGCAACGGTGACAGTAAAGTCGCCGATCGAGCTGCTGGATACCAAGGTGCCCCGGGGCGTCTATCAGCCCTCCTGCCTGCGCACGGTGTACAGCGCCGATTGCGGAGTGAATCGAGCCCTGTTTGAAACCGTGGGTGTGGTCCAGGGCGGCAGCACGGCCCTGCGTGTGAACTCCAATGTGCCCGCCACTCAGGGCTGGTTTGACCAGGGCGTGATTCGTTTTGTGAACGGTGCCAATGCAGGTGTGACAAGAACTGTACGCCGATTCACGGCTGATGGTGCCGTGACGATGATCCTGGGACTGCCAGGCGTGCCAGTGGCAGGTGATCAGTTTCTGATTTACCCGGGTTGCCCACGGACGCTGGATGCCTGCACCAACAAATTCGGCAACCGAGCGCGGTATCGGGGGATGCCGTTCATTCCCGTCGCGGAGACATCGGTATGAGCCCGTTCGAAGTGCTGCAGCGTGATGCCGTGGTCGCGCAGGCTGAGCTCTGGTTGCGCACGCCGTACCAGCACCGGCAGCACCTGCCCGGCGTCGGCGTCGATTGCGCCTGGTTGCTGATTGAGGTGTATCACGCCACCGGGTTGATTCCCTCGATCGATCCCGGGGCGTATGCCCAGGACTGGCACCTGCACCGCAGCGAGGAACGCTACCTGGGTTGGCTGGAGTTGTACGGCCGGCAGATCGATGTCCCGCAGCGTGGTGATGTCGCGGTCTGGAAATTCGGCCGGACCTTTAGCCACGGCGCGGTGGTGGTCGATGAGCACCGCATTATTCACGCCTATCGGGACATCGGCGTTGAGTTTGCAGACATGCGCGAGGAGCGGCTCTCCAGCCACACCGTGCGTTATTACACACTTAACCGATATGGAGTCAGCGATGGGGGGCAGCAGCAGCACGATTTCTACCAGCGCGACGCGCATCAACGCGTTGCAGATCCAAAGTAGCGCCAGTGGCAAACCGATCGCCTGGATCGCCGGCCGTAACCGTGTCAGTCCAAACCTTATCTACTACAGCGATTTTGAGGCGGTCGCGAAAACCACCAAGACCAAATCCGGCGGTAAGGGCGGTGGTGGCGCAACACAGAAAGACACCACTTACACTTACTACGCGGCGCTTATTCTGGCTATCGGGCGCGGCCCGCTGGGCGCGATTCACCGGATCTTCCGCGACAAAGAGGTGTTCTCGTCGCTCGCGCAGATTGGACTAAATTACGCCAATGGCACCCATGACCAGACTGTATGGGGTTTTCTTCAGACTCGCCACCCAGCTGAAGCCATTGCCTATTCCGATACAGCCTACGTGTTTTCCAGCAGGTACCTGCTCAATGATAACGCGGGCGTCCAGAATCATACCTTTGAGGTGGACGGTCGTTATCAGGTGCCCGGGTTGCCGGATGCCAACCCAGGTGACTTCCTGCCCGGGTTGTTACTCGATCCGTTGGACGGCATTGGTTTTACCCCGGCATGGGTCGCGGATATGTCGAACTACCGCAACTATTGCTTGGCGGAAAACTTACTCTTGAGTCCGGTGCTCGACGAGCAGTCGCCAGCGAATGAGGCGATCGCGCGCTGGTTGCAACTGACCAACAGCGAGATGGTATGGTCCGCCGGTCAACTCAAGGTGATCCCCTACGGCGACCAGGCCGTCACCGGTAACGGCGTGACCTGGTTTCCGAATATCACGCCGGTGGCGGATCTGACCGATGACGATTTTCTTTCAGAGGACGGTGAGCCTCCGGTCTCGCTCAAGATCAAGAGCCAGGCCGACAGCTACAACGAAGTGTCGCTAGAGATCCTCGATCGCGATCACGAGTACAACACGGACGTGGTGCGTGCGCCTGATCAGGCTGCCATTGAGCAGTTTGGCTCTAAACCGATGGAGACCATCAAAGCATACGAGATCTGCAATATCGCCATCGGCGCCCATGCGGCGCAGTTGTTGGTGCAACGCAAGCTGTATGTGCGCAATGAATACGAGTTCTCACTCGGCTGGCAGCATGTGCTCCTCGAACCCATGGACCTGGTGACGATCACTGAGCCTGGCTTGAACCTGCATCAACGCCTGGTCCGGTTGATTTCGGTCGAGGAGGACGAGCTGGGTAAGTTGGCGATCGTGGCCGAGGATGCGTTGCTGGGTGTCGGCAGTGCCCCGAATTATCCAGTACAGAGTAAGAGCGGTTATCAGGGCAATCAGAACGTCGCGCCTGGTCCTGTCCTAGCGCCCATCATGTTCAACCCGCCCGAGAGCCTGCTGCCCGCCGGCACATTGCAGATCTGGGGCGGTGTTGCCGGTGTGGGTGAAGCCTGGGGAGGTTGTGAGATCTGGATCAGCGCTGATGGTGACAGCTACCGGTTAGCGGAGACGATTTACGGCAGGGCGCGCATGGGCCAACTGACTACGACGCTCGCATCCGGAGGTGACCCCGATACGGTCAACACCTTGTCGGTACAACTGGCAGCGGCGACCGAGCTTGCAGCGGCCACGACCGCCGAGGCGGACAGTGGCGCCACACTGTGTTGGGTGGCCGGCGAGCTGCTGAGTTACCGCGACGCGGTGCTCATCGGCGTCGGAGGCTATGAGCTGAGCTATTTGCGACGTGGACGCCTTAGCACATCGGTGTCCAGCCACTCGGCCGGTTCCCCATTCGTGCGGTTGGATGATGCGGTCTGGAAGTACAGCTACACGTCCGACCAGATCGGCAAGACCGTATGGGTCAAGTTCCGTTCTTTTAACGTGTTCGGTCGAGCGCTTGAGGATCTGGCGGATGTCACTGCCTACAGCGTCACGTTGTCGCCGGCTCGGGTAGCGCCTGATACCGCGCAAAACCTCGCCCTGGTGGGGGCCTTCGAGGCGCCGTACTTCACCGTCAGCTGGGTGGCCGGAGCTCGTGCCGAGGATCGCTTGGTACGTGTTCGTCACGCGGGCAGTAATGCCCTCCTGCGAGAGGTGGCGACCACCAGCACGGCATTCACGTACCAACGTGAAGATGCGCTGGTGGATGGCGCGCTCATTCGAAGCTATCGGGTGGAGGTCATCGAGCGCAACGCTGCAGGCCAGGCACAGTTGGTGTCGTTGTTGGTCACCAATACGGCGCCGGCGCCCGTTACGGGAACCGCCGCCACGGTCACTGGCACCACCACCGCGGATGTCAGTTGCTCGGCCAGTGCAGCTGCAGACACGGCGGGCTATGTGTTTGTGTATTCGACAGAGGAGGACTTTGATCCGGCAACTGCAGGAACGGTCGGCTATCAAGGCGTATCACGCACCGGGCAGATCACGGGACTGACGCCAGACACCACGTATTACCTCTCCGCTGCAGCGTACGACACCTGGAGCAGTGTACGCAGTCAACTCAACTTCGCCCCGGCGATCACCTTCAACACCTGATAGAGACTCATCATGCAACCTATTCAATTCTTTGCCGCAAGGGCTGAAGACGGCGTGCTATTGCCTGGAGCAACGGTGAGGGTGCTTGTCTCGGGGAGTGAGACGTTGGCGCCGCTGTTTTCCGATGCGGCGGCGACCGTGGTTCTAGCCAATCCCATGCACGCCGATGCCAGTGCGCGGGTGTTCTTCTACACCACGGCGGCTCGCATCGATATTCAGATCGGCTATGCGGGGTACCGAGCGCCGCTGCTGCAGGGCATCGGTACCAGTGATCCGGTGGATATGATCAATGCGGAAATTGATCGCCTCAACCGCGATATGGTCGATGGAAAAGTGCATGCCACTGTCGCTGCTGGTCTTCTGGCGACGGTCGACGGCCAGTCTTTTTACGTCGAACCCACCTCGCCAGATATATCGCGCAGTCTGTATGTGCGGGTCAGTGCCACGGAGGCCAGGCACGTCTCCGATGATCCGTCAGTGGGTTACATCGCAGAGATAGACGTGCGCACCTCTGCGGTTGAGAGCGGCACGTTTAACGGCTTGGAGCTGCGGTTTGTTCGACTGGCCGTAGAGTCTGGTTACACCTGGGCGCTGGTCGACTCAGTTGGGCGCATGGCGCTGGGGTGCCGGGTGGATGGTTCACTGGTGGGCAAGTTCATGCTGCGCGATGGCACTGTCGATCGCAACACGCTGAAACTCGACCTCGACGGATTCATCGCCAAGGCGTTGGACCCTCAGTCGGGATATGCGTGGGCAGTGATCGATACCCTGGGCCGGATTGGGCTGGCTCTTCGAGTGGACGGGACCGTTACCGGGAAATTCTTGCTCGGCACCGGTGCCGTACCTCGCAAAGCGCTGGGGGCCGATCTGTCGGGCTTCATTGCGGTTCAACTGAGCCCAGAGTCCGGCTATGTCTGGGCCGTTGTTGATGCGGTTGGCCGCATTGCGCTGGGCATCACCACAGCCGGCAAAACGGTGGGTAATTTTGATATTCATATCCCCGATGTCACAGGGATCGAGTACCTCAAACCGGTTCACGACCTGCTGTGTGTAGGGGATTCCTTGACAGCCAACAGCAGTCAGGTCACCTGGCGCGAGCAACTGGCGCCACTGATCAGTGCGCGGACCATTGTGAATGGCGGCATTGGCGGCCAGACGTCTCGCCAGATCGCCGCGCGTTTCGGTGCTGGTACCGCACTGCTGACCGTCACGGACAACCAGATCCCGGCCTCGGGTTCGGTGACGGTCACGGCGTTGAGCACCTTATTGCTGTCTACGCCCGCGACCAATTCCGGCACCTACACGTTGACAGGTACCTTGGGCGGCATCCACGGGACGCTGACGTGCACGCACAGTGAGACAGGGGACTCCTCGGACGTTTACACCTTTGCTCGGGATGCTGCCGGAGACGCCCGATACAGCGCGCCCAAGTCGCCATTTGTACCCGACGTGCCCGGTAACGGGTTTTACACAGAGATCATTTGGATGGGGCGCAACAACCTCGACAACATCGAGCAGATCAAGGCCGACATTCGAGCCATGGTCGGTGTGCAGAAAACCGTTGAAAAACGCTACCTGATTATCACGCCGCCGCTTGGCGGCAACCCGACACCGGGCACGTCGACGGGAGAGGGTGTTGGTACCGCCACCTACAACAATTGTGTCGCCCTGGAGGATTGGGCCACCGCCGAGTACGGCGATCGCGTGATCAAGATCCGCGAGTGGCTCATGCAGTTCAACGACGGCAGCGCCGACGATCTGGACGACGTGGCCAAGGGCGTGGTTCCGCGTTCACTGCGGCTGGACATCATTCACAACACCACGATCAGCAACGGGCATATCGCCCGTCGCATTGCCTATGAAATTAATCGGAGGTCCTGGTAATGGCCGGACAAAAAACCGTACTGGATGGCATCACCTTTACCGATACGACGTTACCCATTCTGCGCTCCGATGCATTGCTGAGTGCGGGGTCGCTGTATCTGTTCGACTTGGGGCATAGCTTGGGTGGTGTGAGCGGAGTGCCGGCAGCGGGTGCTGTTATTCCCAATATCGCTTACGCAGAAGCGGCTGCGGTGCTTGGCGCGGGTACCGAGAGCAGCTTGGCCGGGGTGTTCAGCAGCAACGCGGTCGCGGCCGACGCATTGTTTGAGCGGACGCCCAAGAAGGGCCTGCACGCCATTTACAGCCAAGTAAACAACACGGTGAGCGGTCATGGCTCACAGATCAACGTCGCAACCGCGATCCGTGACTACATCATCGCGAACAAAACCCACCTGTTCTATTTCTCGGTATGGGCACATCGCACACGCGCTGCGCTCTCTACGGGGCATCGATACATGGAGATCGGTAGCGGCGGCAACTTCCTGGGGTACATGAGTGGCGCCGGAAACACCGGCAAGGCTTCCGGGCTTTACAACGTCGTCGGCGGTGCCAACGCCGTGGCCAACCGGTACTCCTCGATGCGAGCGTCTGCGGGGAGTGGTGATACGGTTGCGGCAGCGGCCGGGAGCATTATTTTCGGTAATGGCGGATCTGGTTCCGCGCTGACCAATCAATGCCCCTCGGACATTTTCTATCGCGGCTACTGCGAGGATCTGACCGTGTCGGGGCGAACCTACGCTGACGTCGACGCCCTCGACAAGGCGTTATGGGATGCCGCTTTCGCGGCAGGTGGCCGGTTTGCTGGAGACACTTTCACCGCACCGTCGACTTTCCCATAGCTGGCCAGGTAAACCTATAAGCCCGCCGCAACTCATGGTTTGCGGCGGAAGCGGAATTTTTCCCAACCGTTTTTGAACCTGAAAGTTCCGGTGTCTCCTCTGAGAGCGTAAAGGCTTGCTCTGTACCAAGCAGTGAATCGAGAGAATCCAAGACGTCTGATTTTTTTGTAGACCCAAACCCATCCGTGGTGATTGGTAGTTTTGGCGGGCCTTTGCACCATTGACGCGTTCCTTCTAGGGGGAATTTGGCGGGGATGATAGCTATGTGCCCCATCCAAAGGCTGTCAATTAATAACAGGGCAGAACTTCTTGTAGCGGCGAGTTATCAGGCCTCATTCGTTTGAGTGCAGCACCGTATAGAACGAACTCAACAGCGTTTATTTCACCTCCAATTCCCGCCGTTGTGCGGGTTTTTTTCGTCTGGAGAAAAGGCTATGGCACGACTCTCTACCACTCAAGCGGGCAGCCGCAATGCGCTGGCCTTCCTCGACATGCTCGCTTGGTCCGAGGGGACCAGCACATCGCCGGCTACGGTCCTGGATGGTTACGACGTCATCGTGACGGGCATCGACAGAAAGCCTGAGGTCTTCACAGATTTCAGTGATCACCCCTTTGCAAAGGGACGGCGATCGAAGGTCATCAACAGCAAGGGACTGACATCTAACGCCTCGGGCCGGTACCAGCAGATGCTCAAAGATTGGCCGTATTACCGAACGTTGCTAGCTCTGCCTGACTTCAGCCCGATCAGCCAGGATCTGCTTGCTCTGCAACACATCCGCGAATGCCGCGCACTACCGGACGTGCATGCCGGCCGGGTCGAATCCGCGATCGCAAAGTGCCGGAATATTTGGGCAAGCCTGCCTGGTGCAGGGTATGGCCAGCGTGAACACCGGCTTGCCGATCTGATCCAGCAGTACCGCCTGGCGGGTGGAGCACTGTCATGACGGCATTACGGAAAGTGTCACGCTGTCTGGCGCAAGCCGGAGAGGATCATTTGTATTTTTCATGCCCTGGTTGCGACATCGCGCATGGTGTTTCACATGGGAATGGACCAGGGCCACGGTGGGGGTGGAATGGCAATATGGAGGCGCCGACGTTCACGCCGAGCATTCTGGTCCGATACAGCTGGTCGGACGGTCCCCGGGTTTGCCATTCGTTCGTGACCGGTGGGCGCATTCAGTTTCTTGAGGACTGCACTCACCATCTGGCGGGACAGACCGTCGACCTACCCGATTGGGAGGATGAGTAATGCTGACCACACCACAGAAACTGGCAATCTTGCTGATGGCGATGATCATTGCGTTCGGCGCGGCCTGGCAGGTGCAAGCGTGGCGTTACACGGGAAAGCTCGCGAGCCAGGCCGCGCTGCAGGCTGACGATCTAAACAATCTGACCCAGGCCGCGCTCCGCCATCAGCAGACCGAACAGGACAAGCGCCTGGCTACAGAGCAACAACTCGCCGTCTCCGATCAACAGCACACCCGAGAACTGTCCAATGCCCAACGTAATCAGGCTCTATTGCGTGACCGCCTTGCTACTGCTGATGTGCGGCTGTCAGTCCTTCTCGACGCCAAGGACCCAGCCAGTGGTTGCAACGTGTCTGCCACCCCCGGCACCGTCGGCGTGGTTCATGCAGCCCGTCGAGCCCAACTTGACCCAGCGCATGCTCAACGAATTATCGGCATCACCGATGCCGGCGACCGAGGATTGATCGCCCTGCAAGCCTGCCAGGCCTACGCAAAAGAAGTTTCTATGCAATGACTGTAAATACATTGGAGCTAGTCTATCTACAGGTCATGAGGCGGGGTTAATAATGTCGTCAATCTTAATTGTTTTTCAAAGATTTAGTGGCCAATTATCTAGCGGGTGGTTCTATGTATCGAAATTAAAAGAGTGATGGTTGATTTAAGTTAAGTGAAAACCGTCCTTGGTATGCATTGTTATATTAAATAATTAGTGTTTGGTTTTTAGGGTTGAAGAAGGTTTTCGATCTCAACTATTTGTACCAAATAGTAGCCTTTGTTTCTAACAGACCGAAATAATTTTTCCCCTGAAGTGTAGATCTTAAATTTTTTCTGAAGCCTGCAAAAACACATGCAAATTCCTCTATATTTGTCTGGGTCCTTTCCTATATGTCTGGTTGTGGTTTCATTGCTTACAGGGTATCCAGATTTTATAGAGAATAGCTCAAGAATTTCACTTTCAATTCTGGTTAGCTGAATTGAGATATTAGAATGTGCATTAAATAATGTGCGTTCTTTTTTTTTAGCGTCCATACATTAAGTTTTTGCTTAACTAGAGTGCCAGTTGTTATGCTGTGATGTATCATCATTTTTAGAGTTCTAGAAGTTGTTTTTTGCGCGGAATTTAAATGCTGCAGATTTTAGTTATGTCATGTCATCGCCGTTGGTAAGATTTTCAACTGTGTCGGGGGTGTTATATTCGTTTTAATAGTAAAAGCAAAGAGGGAAAATATTTTTTTGAGAAATTGTGATTATTTGTCAGGTCTGTCTCAATGTCGCTGACGTAGTATCGATTACGAGTTTAAGGTGTCGATTAATTGGCGCCAAGAAGTTTGTAGGGAACTAGTTTTGAGATACGTAAGGGCGCGCGAAATGTTAGAAACGGAAGATTTTATTGAAGGGCGAGTATTCGTAAGTCGGATCTACTTTCCACGAGTGCTTGGATCTGTCCTGTGCGGTTTCGTGATACTGATAACCACATATTCAGATTTAACTAAAGTTTTATTAGTGCTGCTCGGCTTAAACGCTCTCGTATGGGCCCATATTGCAAGGTATATAGCATTTTATTCGTCAGATCCATTTCGATCCGAGAAAAATAATCTATTAGTTGATTCTTTGTTGTGTGGGTTTTGGATAGCTGTGATGCATGCGAAGCCAATTCCAACAGCATTGATTTTTGCGATGGTTGCAATGAATAATATTTCAGTTGGTGGGCCTGTGTTCTGGATTAAAGGCCTAATATGCAAATTGTCGGGTTTCTTTATTGCGTTTCTTGCTTTTGGGTTTTCTTACAAAGGGGCGTCTGAATTTGATGATTGGGTGTGCGTACCATTGGCTGTTATATATCCAATGATATTGGGTTTGGCATTTTATAGCCTGGCTTCTGAGTTTAGGAGCAATAAGAAGCAGCTCCGTGAATTGAGTCGTATTGACCCGCTAACAGGACTGCTTAATCGGCGGTATTGGAGTGAGATGGTCTCTGCGTGTTTGAAGCGAAAGAGTAAGAAAGAAAATTCCGTGTTGGCAATTATAGATATTGATGGTTTTAAGGGGGTTAATGATTCTTGCGGGCATACGGCTGGAGACAACGTACTACGTACATTGAGTAAGGTCCTGACCGAAAAATTAAGGGTGTTTGATTATATTTGTAGATATGGCGGAGATGAATTTTGTGTGCTGCTCACAAATGTAAACGCTTCTGACGCGGAGGCAAGGATGCGAGAGATATGTGAGGCTTTTAGATGTGAGTGTGATGCTATTTTTCCAGATGGGGGTTTAACTTTGAGTGTTGGTATTGTGCCATGGAACATTCATATTTCAGAAGTCGATTGCTGGATCTCTCTAGCTGACAAGAATCTGTACGCTGCGAAAAGAGGCGGAAAGAATCAGGTTGTTTGTGGAAAAGCTAGAGCTGGGAAAGAAATTTAGAAAGGCGGGTTTCCTGGGGGGCAGGGCAAAAATTGTACGTCTATTTGTACGCTTACGGAGAAAAAAAAGGCCTGCATCGCTGCAAGCCTTTGATTTTAAATGGTGCCGGCACCAGGAGTCGAACCCGGGACCTACTGATTACAAGTCAGTTGCTCTACCAACTGAGCTATACCGGCGTGTTAGGGCGA